AACGTTTATATTTCTGTAATTCATTAAAAGTTTGGCTAAATTTAGTATTTAATTCAATATTTTGTTTTTCTAATTCGGCAATACGTTGTTCAGCCATTTCAATATCCGCTTGTTTATTTTGCTGGGACGAGGGTTGGACAACTGGAGTTTGTTGGGTAGTTGGTGGTTGTGTAAATGGACTTTGTGTAGTTGGTGTTTGAACAAACGGACTTTGTGGAGGCATTGACTGGGTAAATGGACTTTGTGTAGTTGGTGTTTGAACAAACGGACTTTGTGGAGGCATTGACTGGGTAAATGGACTTTTTGGTGGCATTGGATATGTAAATGGACTTTGCGCATTTGGATTTTTAACAAATGGACTTTGTGGTGGCATTGGTTGTGTAAACGGACTTTGTGGTGGCATTGGTTGTGTAAACGGACTTTGTGGTGGCATTGGTTGGGTAAACGGACTTTGTCCAAATGGATGCGTAAACTGACTTTGTGGTGGCCATGTGCCAGGTTTATTCATTTCTAGTCGTTGTATGTGTTCGCTCATTTCCTGCAATTGTCTCTGCTGTTGTTCTATAATACCAATCACTTCCTGTGATGATAATACAACAGGTTCTTTACCTGGTTGTTGTAACATAATTGGTGCATTACGATTTTGTTCTTCCATCATTTTTGAACGTTGAGCATCAATTTCCTTAATTTGTTTCAACACGTCCGGTTTCATTTTTGGAAGTCCCGGTTCATATTTTGATAACAAAGAATCAATATCCTTTAGGAAAAAGTCCTTTATTTTTTCTTCCTTCGCATTTTTAATAAACATATCAACCGTTTTATTGGATGGTTTGAATACGTCCGGATGAGGATTTTTCAAGAGTTCGCGTTTGTCGAAGGAATTATGTTCATGAGAAAATACCAAAATGGTTTTTAATGAATCCAATTGAACAAATGGGACCGTATAATTTTTCAAGAAGGCCTTTTCTTCCGCCAATGACGCATGATTTTCATATTGAGTTTCCTTCAATAATTCAACACGAAAGGCAAAGGTAGCGGCGGTTGCATGGTTTGGACCATAGGGACCACATTGATACATTTGTTGAATATGTTTGAAATAAATATACATCTCACTCGAACCTGCACATAATGCATGCGGATTATCTAATAAACGGTCTACGGCATGGGATACTCTCTCGGGTGGATAATAATCATCATCGTCCATATAGACAATAATGGAACCCTTTGATTGTTTGTGCATGTAATTACGTTTTTCGCCCAAAGTCATCTTCTTTTCTACCCGGAAATATTTGATTTGTGGAATATTTGCGGCAGATATTAAATCATTGATACAATCCGTGCCATCGTCCACAATAATCCATTCTAATCGGTCTTTAGGATACGTTTGGTTTTTGAAACACTCAAACATGATAGGAATGAACGGGCGACGATTGAATGTTGGGGTGCATACACTTACAAATGGGCGGTATTTTTTGTTTTTTGACATATTTGTATATTTAAACGACTCATTTTTTATATTCTTTATTTCATAATTCTATTTTCTTTTATTTGTCTTTTTCGATAGTTCGATGGTTCGGCAATTCTATAATTTATAGCTTTCTGGATTATCTCTTTCGGTTATGAAACGGTCAAACAATTCCTTTAGAACATTTTTCAGTTTCATGTAATAAGTAACCATTGAAACTGTTATTATTATCAAAGAGTTCAATACAGAAAATATCATTTTACATTTCAGGGATTTCATGTACATGCTATACACGAATATACCTACGACAAGTACCATTATAAATATGAATTCATACAAACACTTATATATGATTTCGACCAATATACGGAACATTTTTTCAAACCATGTCATTGAACCCGGTGGACAATGTTGCGCATTTAGATTCTTTAATGCAGTATACAAATATTCGTTAATTTTTTGAATCGTGCCCTTGTATCCATAATTTGAATATAATAACAAAGAAAAGAACGAATGAAATAGAATAAATATGGTCAAAAATAGTCCGGCCAATTTAATGAATGAAAATGTAAATACCATTTTTATTATCCACGTCACGATAGTTATAGGTAAAATGGATATGGAAATTGCAAACTCGGCCATTCCAAATACAGTGGTGGGGAAAAAACCCATAATAATATAAAAAACGATTATTGGATATACAATACTTGAAAATGGGACCGTTTTCGATGCAAAATTAATACAGGCAAATACCGCGTTTTTAATATCGGTTGAATAATGCATGACAACATACATAATCGTTGATAATGTAATAAAAAAGAGTATTAACGGATTCAAATATGTTTTTACCGTATCATTGTCTTCTGCTAGAGTATTTATAGTATTTGGAATAAAATTCAATATGTAATAGTTAAACACTTCCGCGGGCTTTCTTAAATAATAAAATAAAAAGTTTAGAATGGAATCAAACTGGGAGGTATCTATATTTATATCTCTAGATACGCGTTCATTTGTCTCATCTTTGTAAAACGTTATGTAAAACCAATTATAGGTAATTAATAACGCGATGGGTACGGCAAATAAATAATATATTTGGTTTTTGATAAGTGTTATGTCAGCGGTTCTATTTTTCGAACTGGCGGATGACTTTTTTTTCCCTTCAACTGTATCATATACTGCACCCACGCCGGTAGTCAAATATTTATCAAAATTATTGAACAATAATTTGTCTATATAAGAAACTCCCTTATTTATTTTATCAACGATTCCGGCAATTGCAGTATTACGTTTACATTTTGCGCCTTCTTTAAACGATTCTTTCTTAGTCGGCTCACTTAAATTATTCGCTTCTTCCGGAATATCACCATTCAATATATCAGTAATTTCATTCATGGTTTTTTCGATTTCTTCAAATCCGTCATCGTCTTTTTCGTATATATTATCTAGTTTTGGTATATTTTTGTAATTTGGATTCGATTTTTTACGTTCTTTGTTTCTAGATATTTTCTTTATTTTTTGAATAATCATATCCGGTTCTTCTTCAAATTCTTCAATATTTGGAATTTTCGATTCATCTTGACTAAATGTTTTTATTTCCGGTTCTACAGATTTTATTCCTGGTTCTACATTCTTTTTTTTCCATTTTGTATCATTCATATTCTAATATATACTATTATATTATTACGTATATAATAGTATCTTAAAAAAAACCTAATTATCTGGCATACAACATACCGCAATTTCCACTTACAAAAGATAATACATTGTATCGTTCTTCATAAAGCGTCAAATTGAAATTGTATTCATATAATCGCCAATTTTGTTTAGATATTCCAATTGCTTGACCATTTTGGTCACATATCACACCAAAGGTGGAATTTACTGTATCTACGTCTGGAACATATGTCATTATTTCCAGTTCCACCGTTTTAAATTTGCTTAAATTGATAGCACCCGATGGTTGATATTCAAAAGGACTCGTATTTAGACAAAAATTATAACAATATAATCCTTCTTTCGCTGAACCCTGGGTTCGAGTATATTTTTCAATGTAATCGTATACTCCGCGCGTTAAAATGTTCTCTCGATAATCGCCATTTAAAAGTATACCCATTGTTTCTAAAATTTCTTTTCTATTCCCGGAATAAAAATTGCCCGTATAAAAAAACCCGGTATTTGTTCCGTCTGGATTATATTGTGGACCATATTGAATATCGGTGTCAACTGAACTATCAGGTGCTTCTATAATATCAGAAGGTATAGAGCGATATGGCCAATTGGTATAATTACTCCACTCATTTCGTAAATTTACATCATTTCTCTGCAAAAACCACATCCAATTAGCAACCATACCATTCGACGTCAATTTCAATTTCTTACTACCCGTTATATTTTCGAATTTATATTCAAATACATCTTTGACTAAATATACTTGGTCTTCGGCGGCAAATAATTGGCGTTCTTCTTTCGATAAAAAACAATAGGTGCATAATAAATGCACGTCTGCATTCCAGGTATTTATTTTATTTTCATAATTTCCCGGGGAAATATTTACTGCCGGAGGGCTTTGTAAATATCGATACATTTGAAATTGCGATTTGTTAAAATCGGGTTGGACATATGGAAATTTGTTTTCCGTATCGAATACATCGCGGACCTGAAATAATTCTTGTATAGGACGTAATGTGACACTAATCGATAATTCATTATATTGCAATGAAATGAGGGGGAATGCACATCGACTATCTAAAGTGAACCAGGTGTTTATTGGAATATATAAATTCCGTCCGCGAATCGATGGTTCCGCTCCGGTATTACTTCCGGTATAATAGGCGGATGGATATGTATTGGTGCGGCCAAGAGCATTCGCCGGGTCATTTAATTCATCTATATTTCCACTCATACGATTGAATAGTTCCTTCTTTTCTGCACTAAAATCTCTATCAACCATTGCTGCTAAATATTCGCCCGTATATCTTTGGATAGTCAATGAACCACATGTAATCAATATTTCTTTAATCATATGAGTTCCTAAATCTTTTATCCAGCGAAAATCATAAGGACACCATACATTGCCGTTTAAATCTGCATCGGGATGATAAAATGGACTCCATATATCTGGTATTGTAACAACTAAATAAGTATCCATCAATAATTCTGCGTATCTGGGTATTTTGAAAGTAAACGTAGAGGTATCCGTCGTTCTTAATTCTCTCAATCCATCATAATCAATCCGGAATTTTTGCAGACCAAAATTCGTATATTTAGAATAAGTTACTTTGAAAAAGGTTTTCGTAGGATTTCCGGTTAAAATTAAATTGTTATTTCCAATAGATATAAGATTTAGTAATCCTCCGGCCATAGTTATAATATAATATATTATATTGTTTTTATTATATTATTTTTGTTTATAGGTATTATATATAATGGACAATAGTTTTAGATTATTTATTCTTTTCTTGATACTTTTCCTATTTTTTTATATTGTATATCGAATGATTCAAAAATATCGGGCAAAATATAGCATATTGGAAGGGTATGAAGACCCTACCGTAACTCAACTGCATGATAATAATTTGATATCCCCTTCTGTTTCGAATGCATCTAATACGACGCAAAATCTACCTCTAAAAGAGCTATGTATCAAAGCATCTTACAATACTGCATATAATGGGTATGATATAGTAGATAACACTACATATGACATGATAGAATATGTATTGAGTCGCGGTTGTCGTTTTTTAGATTTTGAATTGTATTATGATTCGAATAGCTCATCGACTAGTACTATAGATAAAGTTGTAGTAAACTATACTGCCGACCCTACATTTACCACGTTCACAAATGCAACCCCCAATAATGTTACATTTAATTCAGTCATGTCGTATATTACTAGTAATTATAGCAGCGGTGATTTTATTCCAAATAAATCAGACCCGTTATTTATACATTTACGAATAAAGAGCGATAATCCAGCTATATATGGTATTATTGCAGATATAATTAATGGAAATTCAACAAATGTCTTGAAAGACAAACAAATCAATGGCGATACTACGTTGAGTGAAATATATGGTAAAATTGTTATTCTCATGGACCGTTCAATAAGACCGGATGATGATATTAGTATTCAATCATCTAATAAAAATTCATTACCTACATATATTAGTGCATTTACTGGAATGTCAAATTGGGAGATTGATACCTATAGTGAAATCAAAAATCAAAAAACAACACCTCCAAAAATAACGAACAATGATACAAACGAAACCAATGTTACGAGCTTGAGAATCGCTCTACCCGATATTGACCCCAATAGTGCAAATCCAACGAGTCCATTTGATTTCATTGAAAAACATGGTGTACAAACAGTTGCTTGTCGATTTTACAAGAATGATATATTTTTGGATTTATACGAGGATTTATTCGCGGAACATCAATCGGCCTTTGTTCCTTTAGCAAAAGCAATAAAATATATAAAACGCAAAAAGGAAGACATGGGTAGTCGAAAAATGAAATTAGGTCCAAACATTGTGCATGAATAAAGAATGGATAAAGAATGGATAAAGAATGGATAAAGAATATTTAGGACAGATATTCTTTATCCGTATATATAAATGAGTAAAAAAATTAGAAATCACAATAAGTATAGAACCGAATATTGCAGTGATGATATGACATTTCAAGATTGTGAATTAGCCGTATTACGTCATGCCGTCGATGAAAACGAATTGTTGCAAGGTCAAAAAATCGCGAATAGTGAAGACGTGAAACAAATCATTAAAATCGTCGAAGATTTTTTAATGAAAAAAAAACTGGTATGCTACGGCGGAACCGCGATAAATGCCATATTGCCCAAATATGCCCAATTCTATAACCGCGATGTTGAAGTCCCCGATTACGATTTCTTCTCGAATCATGCATTAGATGATGCCAAAGAATTAGCCGATATTTATTTCAAAGCCGGATATACCGACGTAGAGGCAAAATCCGGG